AAGCACCTCGAGCTGGTGGGTGCTCCACGAGTCGAACGGGGCGAGCAGCACCCGGAGGAGATCGGCGACCCAGATCACAGGGGTTGCTTTTTGAAGAGTTCCACGAACCGGTTGAACGTGTGCGGGGAGTCGAACGTCATCCGGTGCGCCCGGTAAGCGGCGAGGAGCCGCTCGATGAGGGGCTCGTTCCGGAAGACGAGGTGCCGGTCGTCGGTCGCGTGTTCGGGGAGGAGCGTGAACGAGCGTTGCCCGGACGGGAGCTTCGAGTAGGCGTAGAACTCGCGGGCCGCCACATCCTCCCAGAGGCTCATCCAGCCGTTCTTCGTCTCGAGGTTGAACATGTGTTTCGCGTTCGGGTTCTTCGGCCGCACGAGATCGAGGTTGTTGTCGCCGAACTCGTTCAGCACCGCGTACTTCGCATATTCGGTGCCGGAAATGAACTTCCCGAATCGTGTCTGTTGGACGGAGAGCGTGAAATCGGATGCGTTCGGGAAATGGACGACGATGAACCCGTCGTGCAACACCAAGAATTCTTTGTCCTCAGTCGTCGGGAGGATATCGTATTCGAGGAAATACGGATTGTCGATCGAGACCGCGTTCGCGAGGAACAGGACCGTCGTCTTGTCCTGATACCGGTCCACGGTCGAATAGAAGTTGTTGAACACGGTCGCCTCGTTCGGCAGATACCGGACGACGCCTTTCTCGATGATGAACTCATCGAATATGATCAACGTCACTCGAGGGAACGCGACACTCTTGAGCTGCTGCGACTTCGAGAGGATCGCCGCATACCCGATGATCGTCCAGTCCCGCTTCTTCGCATCCCGCGTCGATGCCGGCGCCATTTGGAACGTGTTCCCGAACACGCGGAAATCCCATTCCGGAAACTTGTACGCGATATCATCGAAGAAGGTGTCCCGAGACTTCTTCATTTCGTCTTCGTATCGCCGGAGGTAGATGAACTGGTCGGGTCCCCCGTCGCGAGCACGCGTCTTGATCGCGCGTTTGATCGCCTTCTCTTTCGCCCCGAACGTCTTCCCGAGCCCGCGAGCACCGGCCAGGAAGTTGTATGCCGCGTTCCGAGACAGGAGCGGGCCGTAATCGTAGTACGGGTGCAGCTTCTTCTGGGGACCAGAGACGGCTTGTGCGACCGTATCGCGATCCTTCGCCGGCCTACCGGGGCGGGGCTGAAAGGTATGAATCGACGGTGCCGACAGTGCAGGTCCGGGTCGAGTAGGCATGTTGCTGCGGGCTCCAGTTGTATTGCTCGAGCAGCACTGTACCGTCCGAGTTGACGGCTTGAACGTAGGCGACATGCCCGAGCGCCCCCACCTCGGTCGAGAACCATGCCACACACCCCGGCACCGGGGTCGCCAGGATCGGCCAGCCGTTCGACTGCCATGCCGGCTTCCAGCCGATCGCGTCCCCGTTGTTGGGGGTCAGGTTCGACCAGTCGTACTTCCACGGCGCCGCGACGACCCCCGCGTCACGGTTGAGCCGCCAGGCGACGAAATCGACGCATTCCCGGTAGTCGTAGCGGAGCGGCGAGAGCGTGTTGATCGCCGCGTTCGGCCACGGATAGTCGTCGGCGGGCGCCGCGACCGTCCCGACCGGGACGACTTCGGACGGAACCCCGGCGATTCGCCAGAGGGTCCCGTTCGTCGGGTAGGCGATCGCTTTCGTCCCGTCATCGAACCCGACGACGAGCTGGTCCCCGTAGACCCGGATCGTCGTCGGGATCGCCACTAGACCGCTGCGACCGTCGCGGCAGCGTGGGTCGTGTCGGTCCGGTTGTTGTTGATCACGCCCGTGTACCCGGTCGTGCCTTTATGGTTCACGGGCGTAGCGACGTTGTTCTCGATCAGGTTGTAGGACGCGTTATCGCCCCAACAGTTGTCGAAGATCGCTTGCACGAAGCCGGCGACCGTGTTGTTGCGGATCCGGTTCCGCTTCCCGGGGAAGGTCGCGTTCCGCCAGTACAGGTGAATACCGGCAGCGGACGCACCGACCGCGGTGGTGTCGGTGCCGGCGTCCGTGTAGATCTTGTTTCCTTCCACCTCACCATCCGAGACGCCCTGGTAGTCGATCCCGACATGCCCGGTGACGTGCATGGTGTTGTCGAGGATCCGGACACGGTTCGCGTCCCGGATGAGGACAGCGGCGACCGAATCGGTGAGCACCCGAATGTCGTTGTCTGCGATCAGCGAATCGGTGACGGAAGCTGCGGAACCGGACGCCGCATCGTTCGTCACACCGTTCGCGACCCCGGTGAAAATGTTGCCGCGGACCGTGATCCGCGTGTTCGCGCCTGGCGCGGTGGCGAAGAACTTGAAGCCCGGCCCGTTCCCGGCGGTCGTCTGGTCTGCGACGTTCCCGGAGAAGACACAGCGGGACGAAGCGTAGAAGACGGCATAGGCGCCGTTCTTCGCGTTCCGAACCGTGTTGCCGGTGACCGCCGAATCGAGGCACCCCTCGAAGTCGATACCGACGTCGGTACAGGTGTCCACATCGTTACCGGTGATCGTCACATACTGGCCGAGAGAGCCCCAGATCCCGCCGGTCACGTTCTTGATCCGGTTGTTCGCGATGACGAGGTGCGCGATCCCGATGATGGACGAGACAGACGAATCGCCGCCCCAGAACTGGATGCCGTGCAGGGCGGTATCGACACTGTTCCCCGTGACGGTCCCGGACGAGGACGTGTCGAGGTCGATGCCTTGCGCGTGGACGTTGTTGATCCGGTTCCCGATAACCTTGTACTTCGAGGACGTCGAGATGACCGCGATGCCGCGCCCGTCGTTGAGTGACGTGCCGGCGAGGTCGTGGATGTAGCAGTCGGCGACGACCGCCCCCGTCACGGACGCGACCACGACCCCGTTCCCGCCCGCCTTCGTGCCGCCCGCGATCTCGAGCCCGTGCAGCACCGAGTTGTTGCCGAGGTGGATCACGTCGTAGGCGGTCGCCGTCGTGCAGGTGAACACGGCGCCACGCGCATCCACGGTCGCGTCGTCGGGGATCGTGAACTGCCCCGAGATCGTGTAGGCGCCGGAGATCCGGCCGATCCGATGCCCGGACAGGCTCGCGAACCAGGTCGTCAACGCGGCCGTGTCGTCGGCGCCGGACGGTGCGGGTGCGACGACATAGCGGGCGTCCGCGTGCCCGTCGAGGAAGGTGACTGAGACCGACCCGGGAGTCTCGAGCGCGGCCGCGACCCGAGCGTCGGTGACCGCATAGCGGGGATCGAGGAACGCGAGCGACTGCGAGTTCGCGACCTGGAGCGCGTTGGAGACCGCCGCATCGTTCAACGCCGCGGACTCGCCCGACGTGATCTGGTTCAACGTCGTCGCGAGCTCGTCCGCGACCTGCTGCTGCTGCGTCGTCAACGCCGTGTTGATCGCGGCCGCTTGGGAGGACAGCGCCGTGTTCACGGCATCGTCGATCGCCGTGATGTTGTCCATCCACGACGTCTCGAGGTCCCCGAAGTTCGTGTTCAAGTACGGCACGAGCGTGTTGTAGAGCCACGCCCGGATCGACTCGAGCAGCGCCGTGTACGTCATCCCGGACCGGTACGTGAACGGTTGCACGTCTTGGGAGCCGCGGAAGATCGTCGCCGGAACGCTGACGGTGACGGGCGTGACCGTCGGGGGAGTGACGGGAGGGGTGGTCGTCATCGGGAGTATTCGCCTCTCTCGGGCAGGAATTCGACGTCGGTATCCCAGATCCCCAGAAACAGCTCGTCCAGCTCGTTCAAGATCATGAGGTCGATGTTCAGGATGTTAGACCGGTACTCGGCCAGGAGCCGGTTGGCGCTCCCTTGCCGGCCGGTCGTGCTGGACGATGCGGCGAGTTTCGAGTCCCCGGTGGTCGTGTTGTTCGACGTCGAATCGCTCGAGCCGAGGTTGGTCGAGTTGACGTCCACGATGTTGGTCGCGTACTGGCCGTCCGGGCGGAGCTGGCCCTGCGGGGGACTCGAGCTCGCTGTCCGGCTCTTCCCGGTCGAGGTCGAGGTCGCGTTCGCCGTGGAACCTTGCGTCACGTTCTCGGTCGTGTCGTCGTTCCGGACCGTGTGCAGGTCGTAGGTGGACAGCGGATCGTATTTGAGGGCGGACGAGTCGTAGAGCTGCACGTACAGCGGCATGATCTCGTTCAGCTTCCGGGTGAGCCGGAACCGGAACAGGGAGATCGTCTCGGCACCGATCTCCCGGTTCCAGTAGTGGGCGACGATCTTCCGGTTGAGGGCGGCCCGGTCCGTGTCGCTCCACGAGGCGGGGATCGGGTAGGCGCCGAGCCCCATCTGTGAACCGTCGCCCGGGTCGTTCTCGATCTCGAGCGCTTCCCAGAGGTAGAGCGTGAACGAAGCCATTAGTCGTTCCCTCCTGCGGACGGGATCGCGCCCGCCTTCGAGCCGGCCCCCATCGCTGCCGTGTCTTTCACGACGTCCTGCTGCGCGTCGAGCGCTTCCTGCGCCTGCTCGTCCTGGACGAGCTGCGTGTGATACCCGACTTCGACATCCAAGCCGAACCGGTCGTTCATCTGCTCCGCCGCGAGCTGCCGCGCCTGCAAGCCGGTCCAGCGGATGTTCTCGATCTCGTCGTTATTGCCGGACACCTCCGCGGCGACGAGCCGCTCCTTCTTGTCCTGGTTCGCCGTGTTGATCCCGAGCAGGTTGCACACCTTCGCCCACTGCCGGTCCCGGGCGATATCGAGGTTCACGATCATGTCCGGGTCGATCCCGAGATCGAGCGCCGTCCAGTCGCCGAGGAGTGACGCGACCGTATCGGTCACTTTCACGACCGGGTTCCCGGCGACGATCTGCCGGTTGATGTTATCGAACGTCAACTTCCGGTTCTCGGAGACGGGGATGATCTTCGTCCGCCGAGCGTTCAACGCATTGATCTCGATCGACGTGTCGAACTGTGCGAGCCGTGGCGCGTAGAGGTCGATGATATCGAGATCGTTCGTGCGGAGCAGGTTCCCCCAGATCGGTACGACGTCTTTCGCCGGCATCTGCTGGTTGAAGAACGCCGCCCCGTTGCCCCACACCTGATATTGGGTGTAGTTGCCTTGCAGATCGAGTGTCCCGTACCCGGAACCGGAGAGCGCCACATACTTGTTCGTGATCTCGTCGTCGTGGAAAAACACGGCGAGTCCTCGGGTGACGACGTTCAGCTCGAGCCACCGGCCCGACACCTCGTCCGGGAGGTTCCGCCACTCGTACCGGTTCATGGCGAGCTCGATCAGCACCCGGGAGAGCACCCTCGTCGCGAGCTGCTGCCGGTCGGACGGCGCCGAACGGCCGGCGAGGTGCGGCGCGTAGTAGGCGTCCCACACGTAATCGTTGCTCACTGCTGTCCGCTCATTAGTAGGAGATCCCCGCAACCGGCTCGTTGTCCGCCCAGTCGATCACGCCGATATCATCCGGGTCGCGCCACACGGTGACGCCTTTCTCGAAGATACCGCGGATCGTCTGCTTGAAACTCTCCGGCACGGGCGCGACCCCGAGATATGTCTCCGACAGCTC